ACCTTGTAAACTTCCAGTTGTGTTTACCTCTGAAATAGTGCCTAATATAACTACTTCGCCCTCTTGGTTGTTGTTAATGTTTTGCCTTACAATACCAATGGTATCTGCTGAATTGTTGTCGTTGTTTGCTTGAGCGAAGTCAACTGCTAATCGTTGACCTTGAGCTGTTGAAACCTTAACAGCTTGGTAATTTGAAGCAAGTAAATTAACTCCAGTATTATTTACAACAGTTGCGACAACTAATTCTGTTTGTTGTGCAATGCCTTTAAAAGTTAAATTTTGCAATTGAGTAACTCCGTCTCCTATCTTATAAGTGCCAGTTTGTTGAAGGTAAACGATTTGACCAGCAAGTAAAACTAATGTTGCATTTGCCGTGAACCATGCGCTATCCTTGTAACCTAATTGAATGTTTACGTTTGCCATCTTATGTTAATGGTTGAATAATTGTTGATGTATTATTTGTAATCGTGTCAATAATGTTTTGAAGTACCTCAACGGTGTATGTCCCACTTGTTGTAAATGTTTGAATGGTGTTTCCGTTTTGGTCCTTAATAAGCACCTCAAAATCTCCGCATGATACATTGTATTGACCGTCAATGTAAATGTAATTACCGTCGAAAATATTACCATTTGCAATAGGTAAGCCACATGAATAATTACCAATGTGTGAGCTAATAGTTATTTCAAAGAACCAACCGCTTACCATGTCGTCACGATCTTCTGTGTAATCGGTTAACGTTGCATTTGTTTGTATTTTTATTCCTATTTCGCCACCGTCAGCGATTTGCTCTAAATAGTTAAGCAAATCATAGGCTATCATTTCACAGTCACTTAAAACGTGCGTTTCGTTGCTTTCATCAAGATTAACTTTATCGCTAATATCAATAACAAATCTACGTTCTATTACATTGTTAGTTATTGTTGATGAACTTAACGAACACCAAAGCAAAGGATATTGAATCGGATTGCTTGCGCCAACTTCCCACTTGTCACCGAAATAGAAACTATTTAGGCTTTTGTGTTTGGAAGAAAAGTTTTTTAAAATCTCGATCGTTTGGTTTAATGTTAGCATATACTTGAGGCTTTAAAACCTTTAATTTTTCTATTATTTTCTTTTCGTTTGCTTTGCTCATAAATTAATATGTCCATCCGAAATCAGTTAATTGGTCGTTATCACTTGGGTTAACTTTACGAATTATATAATCGTCATTAATGAATATACCAGTTGATAAGTTAGTTAATGAACGATTCATCCCTTCGCTATTATAAGTATTATATAAAGGGAATGTTGACGAATATTTTATTAAATATTTAGTTAAAAGTTCAGCGTATTGCTCACCAATACTTCTCCATTCATCCTTAACCGTTTTCATCTCGCTTTCACTTATTGGCTGTGAGTTTTCGGATGACTTAACCATTACACCTTTATTAGTGTATCTGTATTTTAGAATGGTTGTAGCCTCCATTAAAATATACCAATGCAACATTTTTTGAATGTACTTTTTTATTAGATTAGTTTCATCAACTGATAACGTATTGTTTGTGATTTTATCTTGTAAGTCCTCAAACAAAGGAGTGCCTAAAACTTGTTGCAAATACAAATCTTGTATCATGATTATTGACGGCTGTAAAAGTTCCCAGTCGGTGTTATCATTGATTAAAGACTTATCTTTTAAATATTGTTGTGAGATAAATAGTGCATCCATTTTATTTAGTTTCTTTAATTGTTATAGCTTTCCAAATATGACGGCAATAAGGAGTAGTTTCTCCAGTGTTTGCGTTAGTCCACCATCCACCACGGTAATCAAATGCATTCATTCCGAACTCATTTTCCATTTTTTCTAAACTTTCAAAACTCCAATGTTTACCACTTTCAGTTTTAGCCATTAATTTTTGGCAGAAAGTTCTTGAATTACCTTTCAATGGTGGAGTCGGTTGTCTTACTGCATACTTATAAACTGTTTTAATCGTAGTCGTCTTAATCGGCTCACTTTTTTTTTCAATGCCTTTATCAGTTATTTCATAGGCTCTTGCATTTTTCTCAACTAGTCCTTTATCCTTTAATCTGAAAACTGATTGTTTAATTTTCTCAATCGATACATTAAGCAACTTAGCCAGCTCTTCTTGCGTCAATGTAGGATTGCCTTTAATTGCGTTTAAAACCGCTTTGTCTAAATCTGTTACACTTATATTCAACATGTCTTCAAAGTACATTCTATGCGCCTTTAATTCGTATTTAAGTGCATCCTTTAAGTTGTGAATGTGTACTTCTTCTTCAAATAATACCTCATGACCTTCATTATCAGGCTCAGCAAGTTCTAATAACCTAGCTAGTATAACATCTTCATTTTGCTTTGACATTTTTACAATGCTTTCGTCAATCGCATCATTTTCATTTAAGAAAGTTAACGCATCTTCGTTTGACAAACCAAAGCCATTAACCATTAACGCAATGGCTGATTGTTTGTTGATTGTGCCTTTGTCATATTTATTAACGATTCGCATTAACCCTTGAAACTGTCTACCAGTTAAGTTAGTCAATGTGCTATTAACTTGCGCTTGTATTTGTTCAGTCGGTTGTTGTTCGCTCAATGGCTCAAACCCTTTAATGGCTCTACGTTCATCTTGAGTCAAATCTTGGTCTGTTGAGAAATCATATCCGATAGGCTCTAATTGGTCGAAATCAAACTCAACATAAACACCAGTCATCGCATAACAAATATCTTCAATGTATTGAAGTAATGGCTCTTGACGTGGCTTACTATATGTATTTAAGAATAACTCGTATGATTCCTTTACGCTTACTCTATTACCCAATGCGCTGCCCTCTGTTTTTACACCAAATATTTCGGGATTAGTGACATTGTGAGATACTAAAATCTTTTGTTGTAAACGTTTTGAAGTAAATTCAAATTTCTTATCTAATTCATCAATGCTAATCGGTTGAATGCTTGCGGCTTGTCCGTTCTTATCAGCAAAGTTAAGCACTACACTACCGGCATTCTCAACACCTGTATATGTTTGCTCAAATCTTTCTTTGATAGCTCGTTTAACTTCCGGTGGCTGTTCACCATTGAAGAAAGTAACCATCATTGAACTACTGAAACCACGTCTAATAAATGATTCATTAAATGTAGTGATGTCAATATCACTTTTAATTTCACTCAAACAACCGTTGTAAGGAACCTTTGTGTAAACAGCATCTAATCTACTCTTTGCAGGCTGATAATATCTGAAAGACGTAAAAAACGTACCTACTTGTCCCTTTTTATAAATACTAAATACTTTGAAGTCAGGGTTTCTAACTGTCCAATCTTCGCAAAAATATAATTTAGTTTTGCACTCACTCAAACGACAATTAGCATATTGCAAATGAAAATACTCAACTGGTTTTCCATTAATATCAGTAATTACTTGTAAGTAAAAAGAGTTAAACAATTCACAATCTAAAGCTAGTTTTTGCCCTATCTTATTCCAACTTTCAAAACGATTAGCCTTACTTAAAAATAAATCAGCTTGCTCGTCTTGCTCTTTGTTAACAGCCTTTAATCCACGTCCCCATAAATAGCGAGCCTTAGCATTCACAATGGCTCCATGCTCTGCATGTTCTTCAAAGTATCTAACAAGTTCCTGAGGGAAATCGTTTTTCTTTCCGTATTTAATATAGTCATGTTGCCAGTCCTTTTTAAGTTCAGGACGTTTCTCTTCTCCAAATGTGACAAATGCTAAATTATTATTCAGCACTTCAATAGATGTATTATTTTTAGCCATTAAACTCTTTATATGTGGTTTGTTCGCCTGTAAATTCTGATAAATTAGTTGTTGTTCCTTTAACCTCAACTTTTCCATTTTCAACTAATGCGCCGCTATTCGCCACGATTAAATTAGTTGATGATGTTTGCTGATATATGTTGTACTTCCAATCACCAATAGTTAACGATACCGTTCCAGTTAGTAAATTTTCAGTTGCATTTTCTGTAATTACAAATTCATTACAACGCTCTTTATTCGTTGAAATATCAGCACAAAGAAAAGTTTTTGTTTGTTTCGTGCTATCATTTATAAACTCAAACAAATACTTTGCATTCGTTAACGTTGTTCTTTCGCTTAACGTTAAGATACAAGTGTTTGCGCTATTCTTGTTAATCAGTATCATTACCTATTAAGTATTAATTTACAAAAATAATGATAAAAAAAAGACAGCCATATAAATAGCTGTCTCAACAAACCACATGAAAGCGAGTTGTTTATGCGATAGTAAGTCCGCTTATTACTGTAGAGCTTACAGAAGCTACTCTAGTATAAGCACGTCCTTTAAATTGAATTTTGTTACCCATGAAGTCACCTAATGCAACCCCTGATTCTAAACCATCAGAAACCAAGTCCATTCCGTAATTTTCACCTAAGAACCAATAAGTACCATCGGTCATTTCAGCGATTAATACTACTGTATTTTTGATTAACAAATCTAATTCTGTTTGAGTTGCTTGGTCTAATCCTAATAACTCTAAATTAGCTTCTAAGTCATAAGCAACTGTTCCAGTCTTAACGTCTGAAGCACCAGTTTGTTTGAATGAAGCAACTTCAGATTTTTGTTTGTAACGAAAGAAATCAGCACCAACAACAGTTGTAAGAGTAGTAATTACACCAGCTGTTTTAGTTATTGAAGTAATGTTTGCGAATTCTGTAATTAAAAAGGACTTAACACCTGCACTGGTTTTACAAACCTTTGGTGTATGTCCTTGCGTTAATGCACATGCCATATTATATAATGTTTTTTAATGTTTGTAAAATAGGGGAGGCTTTCAACTCTCCCCTTTTGTGTTTAGTTATTAAGCACCTACGTAAAGAACGTTCATAGCTTGGTTACCAACGTAAGCTGCGATTGTTCCAACATGTTTAACGAAAAGTAAATCTTGGTTTAAAGCTACTTTGTTAACTTCAAATTTATTCACGTCTGATGTTAAATCAGTTACCCAAAATAAATGCTCTTTTGCAGCAGCGATGATAACATTCTCAACTAATGGAACAAATTTAATTTCAATACCATTGTAAAAATATCTTTCACCTTGCACGCTGAATAAATCTCTATAAGTAGCAGAAGTATTATAAATATTGATTAACTGCATGTGTGATTTAGGTGCGTAGATGTATGGAGTTAAACCACTAGCTAATAATTGAGCTGGTATTTTTTGATAAACTTTTGCGTATTCCGCGGCAATATTACTACTGTCAATGATAGTGCCATCTACCTTTAAACGTGTACCAACACCAGCAGTAGCTGTAGCATTCCATGAGTTATACATCATTGAAGCTAATACTCCATTGAATTGACCAGCAGTTAAAGCGGCAGCAACTGTTTTTTCATCTGCGCCGATTTGGTTATTAGCAGTACCAGCGGTTAAAGCAGCGATAGCTGTTTTTTGAGCTGATGTAATTCCGTTCCAAAATTGATACTCAGCATCGTAAGAAATCTTTTTAGAGTACATACCACCGATAACTACTTTCTCAAATTCAGTTGATAAAGTTTCCCATGCTCCCGGTTTCATATCACGTTTAAATCTTGAAGGACGTAAAGTGTTAGGGTCAAATGTTTGATAGTATAAATATTTAGTAGGAGTAACCGCTACATCAAATAAATCTAATGAACCAGCAGTTGAAGGTGCGCCACTTGTATAAGCTTGCATTGATGCAGTAGTTGAGCCTTCTGTAAAGATAACTTCGTTTTTAACTTCTTCTTCAAAAGTTACTAATCCGTCTGCTAATGTTTTGTTTTCAAATAGAACTTCCTCTATTATTGGTGACGCAACTACGCCGCGCGCGTCTACGATGTTGTAAGATATTGCCATAATTTTTAGTTTTTAGTTTTTGTTTTTTTTATTTGCTTTTTTTCTTCTTGTTTTATTTCTTGTTGTTGTTCTTCCTCTAATATTTCAAAGTCTTCTATCTTTAATCGACCTTTTGAAATAAGATGAATAGCAACGTCATCGGTTAAGTCTTCGTTAGTGATTTTACCACCATTGAACACATACTCAAGTCCTTGTTTAAATTTATATTTTGCCATATTTAGCTAATTTGTGTTTTTGGTAAGCTGTTAATGTTGAGAAATCAACTTTCATCTCTACTGGCTCAGCTACTGGAGTTTCAATGATTTTATTGATTGCTGATAAAGTCAATTTTGATGTTTCATTTTGTTTAGCAAACTCAGCTTTCAAAGAATTTAACTCAGCCAACATTGAAGCCATTTCAGTTTTTAGCTTATTGATTTCACTCATTTGTTCAGGCATTTCAGGAGTTTCTTCTTCTTTGCTTGCTACTTCAGTTATAACACCATCCATAACAGTGGTAACAGTTCCATCTTCAGCGGTATGTTCGCCATTCGGTGCAACGACAAGTCCTTCCGGCGTAACTAAGAAAATCTTTGCACCAACAACTAATTCACCCTCAACAGAAACCACATTCCCATCAACTAATTTAATTTCAGCCATTTTAATTGGCTCTTGTTCTTTAGCAACCTCAGCAACCATAGGAGTTTCAGCAAATTGCATAAAAGCACTTTTTAATTTAGCCTTCAATTCAGAAGGTAAAATATTATTAATCGTTTCGTTTAAATTCATTTTAGTATTTTCTTTTAAGTATTTATTTTAATATGAGTGATAACTTTTTAATCAATTAATTTCATTAAGGCTTCTATTTCCTTATCTGTCAATGGCTCAACTGGTTTTAACTTGAATAAAGCTTCTAAACTAAAACCATTAAATTCGCCTTGTTTAACTTTATTCCAAACATCATCATTGTTGATTTCCATGGTCATAAACCATGTTCCATATGGTAAATCCTCAAAGCCTTTAACCGATTGAACTCTGTTTTCATCTGTTACAAATGATTCGAAAATAAATACATCATTTACATTCCCTTCTGCTTCGTGAGTAGCTTTCACGTTTAGGTTTCTGTTTTCCTTTGCCCACTTTTGTGACGCTTCGTAAATGGTTTCTTTGGTTGCACCAACATAAAAAGGTTTACCGTTTTCTTCCCTGTAAACTAATTTATCAGGGATCATTACGGCACCGCAAACTATTCTTTTCTCTTCGTTTTGAATTGCAAACAATGCTTTATGTTGGCTATGAAATTTTACAAAGTTGCTTTCATAGGCAGGACTTTCAACAAGTGCTACGTCTTGTAAGCCATATTGTGCATTTCCACTTTCGTCTAATTCTAAAAGATATACTGGATATTCCATAATTAAAATTTTGATTGATTTTCTAATACTTGAACTCTATTTTGTTTTGATGATATTTCATCAACTCCCACAGTTGCATTTACTTGTATAGTTGGTGTTTCTTTATTATTTATTTTATTACCCTCTTGGTCAAATCGTGTACCTTCTACATTTGCGCCTGGTGTGTTTACTGTTGGTG